GACGACTATAAAGCAGCCCTCTAAAGAAACTTTGGATTTATTGCTTAAACACGAAGTTGGAGGAGGTCAAAAATATTATGAAAAATATTTGTCGGGTTTTACGTGGCCCGGCGGAGCTAGCGGACCGACTATTGCTATAGGTGTAGATTGTGCGTATTATACAAGAGAAGAATTATCCAACATTTTTGATTTTTTACCCGATAACCAAATAAAATTAATACAAGGATCCGTAGGTAAGACCGGTTTAAATGGAAAAGAATATACGCAAATTTTAAAAAAAGAAAAAATATATGTCTCGTGGGACAAGGCCGTTGAAATTTTTACTAATATAACATGGCCAAAATTTTCAAAACTCGCAGAATCGGTTTATCCAAACTTGTCTGGTTTATGTGATAATGCTTATGGAGCAATAGTTTCATTGATTTTTAATAGAGGCGCATCTTTAAAGGGTGAAAGACGACTGGAAATGCGAAATATTAGAAGTTTAATAGCTAAAAAAGATTATTCTAATATTGCTAAAGAAATAAGAAAAATGAAAAGAATTTGGGTGGGTAAAAATCTAGATGGTCTTATAAAACGTAGAGAAGACGAAGCCGTATTGATTGAGACTTGCGTTTAATTCTTTTGATAAAAAGAAACTCCTCTGGGTGTTCTTAATTTAATACAAGATAAATTTATTTTTTCTAAAACAGGTTTTAAATATACTTCTGTTTTATGTTGTGGACCGGTATCATGTATACCAATTATGCCGCCGGTAGTAATATTAGGATATAATAGCTCTAATTCTATAGCTCTAGTATTAATAGCGGAATCTAACCACGCGAAATCCACATTTTGTTTTAAATTTTTTAACCATTCTATTGATGATGTACATATAATTTCTACAGGAAGTGATGATGTTTTTTCTTTTGAAATTAGAGCCATTTTTTCATCCAATTCCAAACTTATACATCTACCATGACCATTCTTATTTAATGATTCTCCTATTATTTTAGTCGTATGTCCTAAATATGTTCCAGTTTCTATTACCAGTTCGGGTTGTAAGGCTCTAACAAAAGATCCTACTAGCTCTGAAACTTCGTTTTCTGTAGCTTGTATATCCGGAGAATTCCAATATTCTGGTTTTGGACAAAATAAAGAATTTTTAGTGTATGTTAATTCGCTGTTTAAAACCATTCTAGTATTTTTACGTTGTTATCCCGTACTTGTTTAATTAAATCTCTTGTGCTATCAAAGGTTTCGCGATCAAAAACTTTATAATGAAACTCTACATGCATTTCTTTTATTTTTGAAATATTTTTATTTTTTATAAGTGTTCTTAAAATTTCATATTCTGATCCTTCGATGTCCATTTTTACGTATATATTACCATCTAATTTATCAATTAAATTGGAAAAATCTATACATTCTACTTCTGTTAAAATTGTCTGAACCATAGGTTGTGTTTTCCATTCATTTTGATTAAAAATAGATGACCCCGGACCAGTTGAATTCCAACCATCCTCTATCCATCTTTCTTTATTAAAAGAAATAGTTCCGTCTTTAATCCAAACTGCTTTTTTATAAAGTTTAATATTTTCTGTTTCTGGAATATTTTTCCTTAATTTTATAAAAGAATCTTCATTTGGCTCAAAACACATTACGTCCCAATCTTTAGTGATGTGATAATGGTTTATAAAATGCTTTAATCCTTCGCCAAAATGAGAACCGCAGTCTATGAATGTATTTTTCATTATTATAATATATAATTAAATATTAATTGATTTAAGTATCTTAAAAGAAAGAACACAACTTAAAATAGCCACATTATTATCTTACGGGTTTTTTTACAAAAGTCAAGCTGTTATTTTATTTTTTTTATAAAATGTAAAATAATTTCCTCTTCTTCTCCTGAAGGAATAAAACAAGGAATATCAAAAAACAAACCTTTTTTATTATCTAAATTAAAAGTAAAATTATCAATATCAAATATTTGTTTATGATTTTTTTTAAAAATTTTCTTACAAATTTTTAAAAATTTAAATTTATTATCAAAATAATCATTCCAAACTTCATATTTAGTTTTTAATGAATATAAAAATAAAATTTTAAATTGTTTTTTTTGTATTTTTTGTTTTAATGAATTTATATCAACGTCTATTTGATTTTTAATATAATTTTCAATTATTTTTGTCTTAAAAACTACTTTATTATTTTTTATTAACCCCCAACCATCCATATAATCGATTAAATCGGATGCTATTTTTCCAAAATATTCATACAAATCAAAAATAATAACATTTTCCTTTAAAAATAAAGAAAAATAAATTTTATCTGTTATATCCACTATATAAGTGTAAATGATTACAATTCAAAAGCAATATTTTTTGGAGCTTTAGCTAATCTTATATTAATAATTCCATTATAATATTTTTCGGATAATAGAACGTTATTGTCCATTTGGATTTTACATTCAAAATAAGCCATTTCCCATTTTGAACGGCAAAATTTTAAAATTTTAAATGTAAAATTTTCTTTACCATATTTTTCTATATCCGCATTTAAATCGTTTGAAGACCCCGTATAATCTTTCCAATCAGATTGGATGTAATCGATTCGATTTCTTTTTTTGCCTTTTAATGGTTTTCTTTTTATTTTAGATAATATTTGTTTTTTACCTATATATTTTTTATAGTTAATATTATTTGTTATTTCATAAATAAAACCAAAAGGAAATTCTTCTTCGTTTAAATTTTTACATAAATCTTCATTTAAAACCCAATGACCCAGATCATTTATCATAAACTTTTATCTAATTTTCTTCTATATAATAAAAATTTCTTTTTCTTTTTCTTTTTCTTTTTTTTATTTTTTGGACCAAACCCCCCAAAAAGGGCCATTGTTGTTTTGGTATCGGCTTGATCAGTATTAAAAATCCCCGGAACGGCTCCAAATGCTTGACCTACAGTACCGGCATCAGTCATCTCCGTCATTAAGTTATTAAATAAAGTTTGAAATTTTAAAAACATATGTTATCATAATACTTATGGATACAATTGTTAATTTTCAAAATGAAATAATAGAAGATTTAAAAATTGATCAGGTTAATATTTTAGATAAACAATTAATGTTACCAGCTTTAAAGCATAAATGGGTTGCTAGATTGATACAAACAAAACAAAATAAAAATTCTTTAGAAAAAAAGAAAAAAGAACTTCAAGAAAATGTACTTAAAAAGTTGGAATCTGATGGTATTCCAAAAGGAATTCCCAAAATTTCAATAAAAGATAAAGTAAACGCCTCTGACGTAATAAAAAGTATAGATTTGGAAATAAAACAATCTGATTTAGAAATAGAATATCTAGAAAAAATTGAAAAAATATTTTCATCGATGACTTACGATATTTCAAATGCTACTAAATTATTAACAATGGAAATGTCATAATGTTAAATTTGGATATAACATCAAACGGAAAACTGGCTCAAATAACCGGTGATCAAAATGAATTCTCTCATATGCGGGAATTTTTTTCGATTCCAAATAATTCTTTTTCAAAAAATAAAAAATATTTTCAACCTAGAAAATACGCAATTACACCATCTGGAAAATTTGAAATTGGATTGTTAAATGAAATTAAGAAATTTTTAGAAGATAATTTTTACGAATACACAATTTCAAATGATTTAAATAATACTTTTTATGTAGGAATTTCCGAACCAAAAATAAAAGAATACAAATTAAAATATAGAAATCATCAAATAAGATCTATAGAAAACGCCTTAAAACAAGGTAGAGGAGTAATTGTAATTCCTACTGCCGGCGGAAAAACATTGATAATGAGTTCTATAATAGAGAGTCTGAGGTTGAATATAAACCGAAAAGACGCTAAAGCACTAGTTTTAGTACCGTCCATACAACTAGTAGAACAGACCGCGTTAGATTTTATTGATTATGGGATGGAAAAAGTAACAAAGTGGTACGGAAACAATATACCAGACCCGAATGCTACGACCATAATAGCAGGAACTCAAATATTACTATCAGACAAAACCGATTTATCATTTTTAAATGATGTTGAAATTTTTTTAAATGATGAATGCCACGGAACTAAAAAAAATAATGAAATAAATAAAATTTTTAATTTTTTAAAAACGAATTATAAATTTGGGTTTACTGGTACAATGCCGACGTGTAAATTAGATTGCTGGAATATTAAAGGAAAAATAGGTCCGATTGTATATGAAGAAAAAACAGAGCAATTAAAACAAAATAAATATATTTCAAATTTTAAAATTTATATTTTAAATATAAATCATAAAAACGCACCAAAATTTAAAATAGATAAAACAAATCCGACATTAGCATATAACAATGAATTAGATTTTTTAATAAACGATTTAAATAGAAACAATATAATAGTAAAGTTATCTAAAAAATTAAAAACAAATACAATAATAATGGTCGATAGAATCGACCACGGGTTAAATTTAATGGATTTGTTTCAAAAAGAAGAAACGCAATCGGTGTATTTTATAAGAGGGTCGACGGAAATAGAAGAAAGAGAATCTATAAGAAATTTAATGAACGAAAAAAATGATGTTATTGTAATAGCAGTATCTAAGATTTTTAGTACTGGTATAAACATACCCAATTTACATAATATAATTTTTGCGACAGCAGGAAAAGCTAAAATAAAAATAATGCAATCTATTGGAAGAGCGTTAAGATTACATCCGACTAAAAATGTAGCACACATCTTCGATATAGCAGATAATACTTTGTATGGAAAACGTCACTTGGCGGAAAGAGAACTTTTATACATGAATGAAAACTACAATTATGAGAAAAAAGAAATATAAATCAAAAGAAACACCAGAAGAAGAGTATGGTTTAATAGATTTCAGCGAAGAAACTGAAGATATCG